ATAAGTCTCAAATGTTACATCTGGTGTGTGCTGGTCTCCTTTAGAGTTCATTTTGTCTAATAATGCATAATCATCAATATATAAATCTATATCAACTTTAGTATCTGATTGATAGATATCGTGTACTCTAGTTAAGAATATAGCCTCACAATACTTATAAGCCTCATCATATAGAGTCTTTCCACCAATCACAAAGACATCTCTGCCTGGATGATTAAAGTCTAACGAAGTAAGAATAAGTTCAATAGAATCTTGAGATGGATTACGAACTCCATAACAACCTGAAAAATCATTCTTATTATGAGATGAACTTATTACATAATTGAATCTGGATGTTAATGGTGCGTGAATACCAAGACTTTTCCAAGTAGTAGAACCCATGACTACAACATTTTTGTCAGTCAATTGTTTAAACCATTTTAAGTCTTCTGTTAACTTGGGCCAGGGAAGACCGTTTTTAAAACCAATACTGCCATTATCATCAACAGCCAGAATCATGTTAATCATTATCGGTCAGTGTCTCCTTATTCTCATCTTCGATTTCACCATCCGAAGTGTCATCATCAAAATGGACACCTAATATAGACTTTACATTGGTCTCAACATCTTCTTTAATCTTTGCTACATTGATTTTTACTTGAACATCAGCAATCTTATCGAATCTGTGTACAAGTTTTTCCCAGTTTAAATCATCGGCAAGTGGTAACGGATGTAATAATTCATCACCTGACATTTCAATCTCTTGCCCACTTGCTAATGTTACCAATATACTTTCTACATATTCAGTAGGAATACTCATTGGAAAAATTTCTTCCATTAACTTGTCAAAGTTAGGATCGTCATCCATCATCTTTGCGCCCTCAAATTATATTATCTTTATTCTACTGGTGCCGCCGCTTCTGCTCTAGCCTTCATGGCTTTTGCTGTAGTTCCTGCAGGTCTACCTCTACCACGTTTAGCAGGCTTTTCTGCCTTCTCAGCAAGTGATGGATCATATTTAACTGCTTCAGCACGTTTCTTTGTTGCTTCCTCTTCTAACATAACTGCTTGTATCAATAAGTTTTGAGCAATCTTTTTGTTATCTTCCTCAAGACTCATATCAACTTGTTCTTCCATTCTTTCCTGAACTGTTGGACCTTCATCCTGTGGTCTTTCTGCTCCTGCGGCAATATCGTCCATCTGTTTCAATAAATCAGTCAATGGAAGTGAAGTAGTTGAGTTTGGTGACATTATGATTGACTCAACTGGCACTTTCTTTAAAAGACCTTCTTTATGTAAAGTCTCTAGCATATTATTACCATTCCAAAATACTTTACGTGAAAGAACCTCGTATAACTCTGTAGCGGCTTGTCCTTCTGATGACTCAAGAGCAGACATGAAATCATCGTGATACTTGTCTGGTAATGAATCACTGTAAACTACCAAAGCATTCTCTGGTTCATCAGGTAGACGAAGAAATGCCACACTCAATCGAGTATTAGTTCCTTTATGATTGCCTACGTGTTTTAAAAAGTTAGCCATTATCTTCTCCTTTATCTGCAGTCACATCCGCCTTTTCTTCGCCCTCTGCGTCTGCTGCCGCTTGTTGAGCCGCTTGAACATGGTCTACAAATGTTTTAACTTTATTAGCAACTGCGCCCACGGATGATAATTCATTCGCTTGGAAGGCACCACGTTTTGATGCTAAGTCAATAATGTTATATACATTGACCAAGTCGTTTACTGTTACACTCGGTTGATCCACTTGTTCTGGTGCTACTGTTTCTTGTGTTTCTGACATATGATTACTCCTTGTCATTTGTTAAATTAATATTATATAATATGAATTTTTACAATTCATTAGTCTATTATATCTGGTTGAAAATAAAAAGTCAAGCATTTTTTACTAATTTATGCTCTTTTTTTCTCTGAATCGAGGGTAATATACTTCATTAATAGTAAATATTTATCAAAAACCCCACCGATTAGAGTGGGGTTTGAGAACTATGAACTAGTGTTTTATGATTGGCTGTAGTATGCGTGTTCACCGAAAGGTGGAACAATTTGGTCAGTACCGTGAATGATAAACAAACTATCACAATAGTCTGGGTCACCCCAAGAATCCCAAGGCATACCATCTGTGAACATAATAAACTTATTAGGAGTAATATCGTTGTCCTTCATAAAGTTATAGTTACATTCAAAATCAGTACCACCACCGCCAACAATCTCGTATTCTTTGAGTTCGTCAGCATTGTATGGGTCAAACTCTTTATAACCTCTTTGATTTACATCTGTATCAAATGTCCAAATTCTAATTTTAAAGTCTTGGAACTGTTGCATAATGCCGTAAACTTCACCAAGAAATTCTTCAATCATTGAAGATGAAATAGAACCTGATACGTCAAGTCCAATCGCAACATCAATCATTTCATCATTCTTTTGACCAGGAAGATAAACTCCCATTGACCTTGATTTACGAGATTGCCTCATAAATGTGAAATCACTTTTTACTAAACTCTGAATTGAAATGTTAAGAAGTTCTCTCCAATCCATTTTAGGATTAGTCATTCCATTAATAATTCGTTTGATGTCACCAGGAAGAGTTCCTGCATCCGTTGATTGAGCAGACTGTATTACTGCCTGTTTCATCTGGTCTTTAATCTCTTTTGCTTCTTCTGGTGAAATTTTAATAGGTGCTTTTCGACCACTAGGATCACCTTCTTCATTATCTTTACCATCAGGACCAAACATATGAACATCTAAAGTTTCTCTATCATCGGCTTCGCCTGTTTCTTTAAGGTGTTCGTAAATCTCTTCGGTATAACTTCTATAATATTTTCGGTCATGTAGTGCTTGTTTTGGCATTTCACCGACCCTTGCCTCAACTAGGGCTTGATTAACTTTAAAGTCAGCCGCAATATTCCAAAGTTTCATATCTCGGTCGTCTTCTTTTTGGTCCATCAAACGACCAAACTCACCACAATGTTCGTAAACACAATGCATAACCTCGTGCCCTACTACAAAATCAATTTGTTCTGGAGTAAGTGTTCTAAAAAAATCTGAATTATAATATAAATGTCTGCCGTCAGTTCCAGCAGTTGGAACCCATTCGGATTCAACAAGTTTCAATCGAGTAGCAAGTGTGCCGAAAAACGGATGACGGATAAGAAGTCTAACACGACTACTTACAATCATCTCTTTAACTTCTTTATCAGTATAATCAAAAACTACTGGCGGCGGTAGAGTGTCATCTATTTCAACACCGTTAGCCTTTAATACTTCATCTAAAGCATTATCTAATTCTTGTTCATTAGTTACTGTCTTGGTTTCAGCCATAATTATCTACTTGTAATAAATTGCGAATGAGGTTGCGTGTTCCATAATCGTATTATTTGGAGACCTTGTGAATGTTCGAGTTGAAGGACCTCTATATCTGTATAAAAATTCACCTGGAAAAGTTGCTTTAATTGTATCAAGCATTTCCATAGGAAGACCCTTTGCCAAACTTGTCTCATAACTAGGACTTGCGAATGTTTTTAACTTTTCTAGCATAATTTCTTTAGGAGTACTGAATGCCTCAGCAGGAGTAATTCCCATACAGTTATCAAAACAAGCAGGACAACGGTCTCCGTCTTCCCACATAATCTCACCACAACATGGACTAACTAGACCTTCTGTATTGTTTAAAATATAATCTGTACTCATTTTAACCTCTCTTTTCTTTAAATATACTACTATTATAACATAAATCGAGGATCTGTCAAGTTTTTACGAGATTCTGACGTAATTTATCTTGGTTTCGTTGATATTTTCGTCATTCCATGCCGTGCCCAATGCTTTAATTTTACAAGAAACCTTAATATTCTTTTTACTGTTTGCTATATCTTCGTTTGAGGTGAAAAAAGTTACTCTATGATTATCAGTTGTAATAGCATTAATCATATAACCAGAACCACCATATTGAGTATCTGCTAGATATTTTGATGTAAGTATTTCAATTTCAGTATTAACCTTTTCACCTATTCTGCCTAAATGTCCATCATTGATACTTCTATCTCTAAGAACTTCGTTTTTTACACTATTATTATAATAAGTAGGAATATAAGCGGCAATTCCAAATACACTATTGTTCATTTCAGTCTCAGGTGACAAAAATTTAGTTATAGATGTTTCAAAATCAGTTAAAGTGTCGGCAAGTATCTTAAAAGAAAATTCATCTTCAAGATATTTCATTATAATTCCTGCTTCTTTTCGGTCTTCTTCGGTAATTAATTCGGGATATTTAGTTAAAACACCAATAAGTATATCTTTGTTACTAAAAGCGGTCTTCATAAAATCGCCGTTAATAATATCATACTCACCGGCAGATTTTACATAAGTTTTATTGAATTTAGTCGCAACAACAGACGCAATTAATAATTCTTCTTTAGTAAAAGAATAAGGACTATTATTTTGTTTTATATCTATGATTGTTTCAGCCGATTTAGTAAAATCATACTTGTCAAAGTATTTTAATACTTTTGTATCGTTAAACTCGATATAACTGTGATTTTTCGATGTATCCATCATTTTCTATACTTTTTATTGATTATAATATAATTATAGCATAAAATACGAATCTGTCAAGTTTTTCCTTACATTTAAATTAAAAATTGAGACCCAGGAAGATAATGTTTTAACTTCGGATTTTCAACAAAATCTCTTGTTTTATCTGTAACAGAACCAACAACAGATAAAAATGGTCGTTTATGTAAACTCGCATTCGCAGTACCATGCGGCATATCTTTCCATTCAAAAGTAAGAATGCTACCTGCTACCCATCTTTCACATATTTGATTACCAAAAACAACAAACTGTCCTGGTTCCCAATCTGCTAATGCTATTAAAAATCTACGCACTTCTTTGCCATCATGTTTTTCTTCTGCCTCATAATGTTTGTCCAAATGCATTGCGACACTTTCGCCTGTGAGTTGAATGTGTAACTTATGTCTTGAATTTTCCATGCCAAGAATATCAATCATTTGTTGCATTTGAGGTCCAATATCACGTGTGCCGTGATACATTGGTTGTTCTGGGTCACCACCAGCATCAATAATATCTTTTAATTCATTTTCTTTTAGAACACCACGTGGGTCTGACTTTCTAGAAAGTCCTTTTTTATCCCATCTGTTACCCCAGGTAACTGTTTCCATTGTTTCGTATGCTTTTTCTAATTCATCTTCCCAGTCACCCACAAATCGGCCACATAACTGAAAAGCCTCAGTGTCTTTTATTGACTTATTAAAATGATAATCAGATAATTCTTTACCTAGTTCCCAATTCGTTTTCATTTTGTTTTCCTTTATAAAATAACTTATTATATTTGCGTTCAAATATATCACCAGTACACCAGTATCCTTCTTTGTCAAATTTTGTAGGTGTATTGATGTATTTAGACATTAATAACGGACTTTTTATCCATAACTTGTGATATCTATCTAATTTATATTCGTATTGTTCATTACATTCAAGTTGTAACTTATGTTTTGTATCGGATTTAATTAAGAATGTAAATGATGGTGTATGCGTTTCTGTGTGTCCGTACAAATTTCTAATAGCAGGAACACCTTTAGCAAATAGAGTATCTACCAGAATTTCAGATATAACAGTGCTATCTATACTTAATTCTCGCCAATGTGACATATCTTTTAAATTATATATTGTCGATATCATATCATTAGATACTACCGTGCCTATGGTTGGTTTATATTCTTCACATAGCATTGAAAATCGTTCAGCATTAAACTGTTCCATTATAACAGTACACCCTTTAATTAATCCAGGCAATGAATACAAATATAAGCCAGCAACAGTTGATGGTGGCAATTGCGACAACACTACATCATCTTTTGTTAAGCCACCAATAACAATGCTATTCAGACAAGCAAGTAAACATCCCGCACCTGTATGTGCCACGGCTTTTAATTCATCTGTGAAATCACTAGTAAACAATACTGTATAAATGTGATTAGGTTTCATTGCGTATATCAACGCATTTCCGTGTGGTTCTAGTTCTAAAGCATCTTTCTCATTCATTATAACATGGTCTGGTTTACAGGCATCGATAATATTAAACAAGTAATCTTCTGATAGATTAGGATAAGTTGGAATAAATGTTACTCCTAGGATATCACAAGCAAGTATCATTCGCACATAATGATATTCCTTTTCACTAGCAAACAATATTTTTTCATCAGGTTTTATCGCAGTGGATAACACGGCAGCCAGATTTTCTACACTTCTAACAAGTTCAGAATAAGTATATTGTTTATCTTTACAGACAATAGCAGTCTTTGACCCGTTTTCTTGGGCCTGTACTTTAATGGAATCAAATATCATATATATTATTGTACCATAAAAAAAGAGGGAAGTCAATAGACATCCCTCTTTAAGAGTGGTTAATTTATTGAGATTTACGCATTATGGGCCTCAATAATCAGTTTCCCATGCTTTTTGAAGAACTTCTCAATACAAGGAACTTTACGAGGTTCTAAAGGTAACTTGTAAACTTTAAGAGCAGTTCTTCCACCCAATACTGTCATTTCAGTATCAAAGTTTTCCATCATAAAGTTGAAAAAGTTATCAGCCATAACATATAACTCGTCCATCTTCTTTTTGCCATTTCGGTCAACAAAATCTTTCAACTCATAACATAGTGAAGTTGTCAATGAAAACATTGCTGAAATTTCTTTCGCCTCAGTTGTAAGTGTAGTAACTTTACCACTAAGAATATCAGAAGGAACAGGCAACTTACTAGATAAGGCTCTGTGAGCCATAAACTTAGTAGCAACACCATCACCAACTGTTCCAGCAATTAGGTCGTGTAAACGACTATTGCTAATATCTTCGCCATCTTTCGGTAACATTTCTGAAACGAAAGTCCAAGAACGAGGAGTAGCAAATGCCCTTGAGGCAGTTCGTGGGTCAAAGTTAAATAAGTCCATCTTGTTTGAAGTTAAGAAACCTACAACATCAGCACTAATTTTGTTCTCTAATGCCCAAGTCTGCCAATCTTCAAAGTCAACACCCATTTCAAGGTGAACAAAACGGTTAGCAAGTGGTGAAGGCATTCTATAAGCAACACCTCGGTCACTCTCACGATTACCAGCCGCAACGATTAAAACATTGTCTGGTAAAACATAAGAACCCAACCTACGATTTAGAATTAACTGATAAGCCGCCGCTTGAACTGATTGCGGTGCTTGGTTCATTTCATCCAAGAATAAAATAACAGATTCATATTGGTCTGCTAACTCCTGACTAGGTAAGTCTGACGGAGTGGCCCATTCCATGGTACCATTTTTTTCGTTGAAATAAGGAATACCTCGCAAATCAGTTGGTTCCATCAGAGCAAGACGAAGGTCAATCATAAAACCTGACCTTTCTTGTGTAATACTATCTACAATTTCTGATTTACCAACCCCTGGAGGACCCCAAATAAATACAGGACGTTTACGATTAAATGCATAATTAAGTTCAGCCCTAACATCACTAGGACGAACTACCCTCACATCTAAGTCGTTTGTTGATACTTTATTAGTCATATTAACCTCTCTTTATTGAATATACTACTATTATATCACAAATCGAGATTCTGTCAAGTTTTTGAGTTAAAAAATGTCTTATTTTCTACCCAAAGGTCTATATCCCCGTCAATCATCAGTAATTCTGCGGCAATAACCTCTTCAAATAGAACTAATTGAGATTTTTTTAGATAATAAGGGGAATTTAAGTACTTATCTAGTATAAGTATCTGTTTTCCTGTTCCAATTGCAGTTTCAGACTTAATTTCTATGGTATATTTTTTGAAATGTTTGGAAATGATATTTCGACCAAAGGCAGATACCCTAAATCCCCTAGATGAATCGTTGTCACTAATAAAAATATCGTTTGGAGTAAGTTTTTTTCTACCTGAGATTTTTCTGGTGGTATTTTCGTTAATATAATCAATTAACTCAATCTTGTTCACGTTATATCTCTAACTTGTCACCTTTTGTTAGTACATACACTTCAAAATCGTTACATCTAAACAACTTATTCAATCTTTGTGCTAGATTGATTGCGTGTCCTGGGTTAGAAAACGATACTTTCTTGTATTTTGGACCAGGAAAATTGACCAATGAATTAAGGCTCCGAAGATTAATCGCTTCTCCTTTATAGAACACGGAATATACTGCGATTGCTTTGAGTACTTGCTCACTACGATAGGTCTGATTGTCGGTATGTTCTAATATTATTGTAGGTTTTGGTCTAGCCATAAGAGTGTCCTTATTAATGGTTACACTCTTATTTATCTAAATCCAACAAAAACATCGTATATAATGAACAGTATTACTTAAATGAACCACCATCTAACGTGGTATTCTCTGAGGAGTCTTTCTTTTTGAGTTCTAACAACAATAAAGCAATATCATTTTGGATATCATTTGCCTCTGTGATTGATAGACGAACACTGTTATCACCTTTCAAGTTTGCACGTTTAATCGTTGCTAATAGATTTTTTAAACTTTTATACATCACGTTTAATCGCTAATTTTGTTTCGTTTTGCATTTCAGATTTAGTTTTAAACGGTCCTATAAAACCGTAAGTATTTAGTGTATTTAGTTTTCCACCGTAAAACCATCCCCATTTTGCTGGAAATCTTACTCCGTAATACCCAGCGACATATCTTACTTTACTTGTTTTACTTTTAGTATAAGTTGGAATTTGTTTCCCTTTTAACTCTATTGTTTCTATGTTATATGGTATATGTTTAGAAGGATATTCGTCTACAATTCCTAATGAAGTCTTCAAGGCTTTTCTTTCAGATAAAGGATTTGATTTAACTACCGAACTTTTTTTTGATTCTAATATCTTTTCACCAAAACGAGAAGTAAGTTCAGTCAGAGATATGTGTTCGTTAGTAAGAGACCCAACATCTATATTTTTCATATTCAATTCAAAATCATCAGACGAACAAAATCTTATCGTTCCTATTTTAACTCCTGTATTCTCCAGAATCCAAAATTTATCTTTAACTATTTCTTTTGTATAAATCATTTTAAATCTTTTTAAGTATTTTCCAGGTTTCTCTCCAGTTCTTAACCTGATGACATTCAGAATAACTATATGGCGAATATTCAATTGCTTGAGCAATGCCCCAATCGTTGCCATTAGGCTGAATGTTATCTCCAAAGAATATCAGTTCATCTTGAAATGTAAAATCTTTTAATATCTGTGCCTTATCTGTTCCTATCTTTATAATATCTAATCCAGTTTCGCCTGCCACTTGTGATACAATACCAACTTTCTTAGAAAACTTTTTATTGAATTCATCAGAGATTAATTCTCTTTCTTTTTTCAATGTATCATATTGAACATACCATTTTCTCTGTTGCTTTGATGCGTTTCTACCAACAACACTAAAGTTCAAAAGTCCTGGTCTTGTATCAAAGTGTAATCCAGTCTTTGCGTCAAACTTACTATTACGCAATTTTCTTTCTAAAAACTTTCGTGGTTTATCTTCTAATTGAAAATCTCTTACATTATAAACACAAACACCCTTTTTATATTTTGTATTACCTGAACAATTATATACACACTTTACTTTTTCAAACAGTTCTGCGCCAATCTGTTCTTCTGTCTTTTCTCTATTACTTCCAGTGACTAGATAAACTCTATGTGTCTTAACAAACTCTAAGAACCATTCTAAGAAATTATTGTTAATTTTTGCTCTGCTTGGAGTAAGTGTGCCGTCTATATCAAATATATAACTTTTCATTTATTTAATTCCAAAATAGTATAAACACTCCATAAATGAATGTTATAACCGCGAATACCAACAATGATTCAACTAACGAAGTTGGCTTTCTTTTTCTCATTCAGCAGGATACGGTTGATTAAGAATTGACGCAAGTTCGTCAGGTGACTTGGCAAGATTTTGTAAATCATGTATGCCACAAAACTTTAGGAAGTTCATACCAACACCAGTGTTTGTTTTCGGCACACTATTCTCAGCAATCGTTTCTACAAATTTAATCTTTAATTCTAATGGTTGTGCTGTTAAATCAATAAGTTGGACATTGCGTTCAAAATCGTCACGGACAGTATGTTCTTCGCCATTATGGTCAGTCCAGCGTTGTAGCATAAAGTTATTCCAACTAAAACCACCAGAGTCTTTATCTGCGTATGCCTCTAGCATACCAACTTTGTTCTTAGTTCCTTTCTTACGACAACCAGGATATGCTGAAAAGATATTATCACTTGTGTCACCGCGAATACATTTCTCAAACAATAACCATTTCGGGTCTGGTGCTTCTTTCACTTCACCAGTTTTCTTTTCTTTTATAGGAGTCATATTCTTATCATCTTTAAAGAAACCATCTTTAGTAATGATACGATTTTGAACACCGTCATACATTGTTACATTGTCTGAAATTAATTGAAAGTAATCACTATCACTTGATACAATAATATGATGGTCATTTGGATGTGCCTCGATGAATACTGCAATCATATCATCTGCTTCGGCTTCTGAATTTTGTAACAATGTTACATTTGTTTTCTCATCTAAGAATGTAATCATATCATCATACGATTGAAACATGATTTCATCTTCTTCTTGCTCTCTAACAGTCTTGGCCATTTGAGCAACTTTTCTATTCTTCTTATACGGTTCATAGAAGTCTTTCCGCCAACTGCGACCTTCTAAACAGAACACGGCATGGTCTGCGTTGAATTTGTTGTAACATAGTTTAACACTACTAAGCATAATATGATATGCCATACCAATTTTCATATCAACATTAGCACCACGCATTGCTACGTGTTTTGCTCTATGATACATGTTGAACGCATCTACTAAAATAAAGGTAGCCATATTAGGAATACTCTGAAGTGTTTTCGTCTGTTTTAATCTTACTAATGATTAGACCATCTTTGCTATCAGTCATTACACTTTTTCTGATACCTTCTTCGTCTTCTAAATCATTCAGAACAATATTCTTACATAGGTCACTAAACCAATTATCAACGATTTGGTCTGGCTCAACACCCTCATAACCATTCTGTGCAAGATATTCTACAAAATTGTCATTGAAATCTAATTCAAAGAAACCTTGTCCTGGTGTTTCTTCATCTAGTTCCATACCAACAACTCTGACATACTCTTTGTCTTCTAAAGTTGCCATGTTCTTGTCGTGTTCATGTTGGTCTATATGACCATACTTGAAGTTAATCTTCTCAAGTGCGATTGCTTGTTCTTTCTCATCACTAATTCGTCTAGCAATTGCTCTTTCTTTTTCTTCTGGTGTTCCAAACCAAGTAGTCGGATTTAGTGTTTTGCTCATAAATTCTCCTTTTATTTAATATATTCTAACCAATCTTCATTTTCAAAGTCATAGTACTTATCTCGCCAGACTTCTTTGCCATCTTCGTCTTCAATCATAATCCACTCAATGTTAAAGTCACCTAATCCACCTGGTGTACTATTTTCTGGTTCACGGTCTATACCATTTTCTCCTAACTCATCGAGTAAGGCATCTAAGTTCTCGGCTTCTTCACCTATAACATCAAAGAATACTTTCTCTGGTTCATGGTCATAATATCTGACTTCCCAGATTACTGAGAAATCTTTTAAGTCATTTGGTACTACTGGCATTATACTTTCTCCTTGTTAACCTAACGTTACTTTATCCCCACTCATCTACCATCCTGTTTTCTCCCATGGAACATCTTTGTCGCCAAAGTGTCCATATACACAATTCTTACTATATTGATGAAAATTGAATAAATCAAATCTATCAATAATACCCTTTGGTGTTAAATCAATATTATCAACAATAAATTGTTGAATGCTACGATTGTGTCCATTCGAGTCTACATAGATACTAGTTGGCTCTTTGACACCGATAGCATAACTCAATTGAATTTGACACCAATCTGCCATGTTATCTGCTACAACATTCTTTGCTAACCATCGTGCCATATAAGCGGCACTTCTATCTACTTTCGTAGGATCTTTTCCACTAAAAGCACCGCCACCGTGGGGTGCATATCCTCCGTATGTATCAACTATAATCTTTCTGCCTGTTAATCCAGCATCCCCATCTGGTCCACCAATCTCAAACTTGCCCGTAGGATTGACATGCCATACAGTATCTTTATCAAGTAAATCTTCTAATATGTAAGTGCCAGCAACATAAGCCTCTGCTTCTGCTTCTTCTCCACGACCAACTTTGTGTTGAGTTGATATTACTACTTGGTCACAACGTATTACTTTATCACCCTCATATTGTAGACTTACTTGAGATTTAGCGTCTGGAAGCAAGGAATCCGCACCGGTGATGCGTTTTTCTTTTAGTTCTTTAAGTATCTCATGTGCGTAGTAAATAGGTGCTGGTAGCATTGCCTCGTTGTCATTACACGCATAACCAAACATTAATCCTTGGTCTCCAGCGCCGAAATCATCGGTTCCTAGTGCGATATCACTTGATTGTGAGTGAATTTCGTTATAAATTTTTAGTTTGTCCCAATGAAAGCCTTCTTGCTCATATTCAATGTGTTTCACTACATCACGAATAATTTCTTCTACTTCGTCCCTAGTTATATTAAAGTTTTTTACTTCACCCGCCAATGTTACATGATTAGTAGTTACAAGTGTTTCAACTGCAACTCGTGTTGTTTCATCACCATTTTTAAGTCCTGCGTCAACTAACGCATCACTAATCTGGTCTGCTACTTTATCTGGATGTCCCTCACTTACACTTTCACTTGTAAAAATATAGTCATTCATTTATGCGTATCCTTATATAAAATTAATAGTCTATCTACTATTATACAAAATAATAGACATAAAGTCAAGTGGTTTTGAATGTATTACTGTTCTTGTAATATTGAATATACGTCATGCCCAGCATCACGTAACTTGGCACCACCACCCAAAAACTCAAGTTCCATTATACTTAATATGCTTACTACATTGGCTTCAAATCTATCAGTTAGTTTAATGGCTGCCTCTAGTGTTCCGCCTGTTGCTATAACATCATCTACAATCAATACTTGGTCATCTTTGTTTATTGCGTCTATTTGTAAATGTAACTCATCAGTGCCATATTCTAGTTCATATTCAGTGAAAATTGTTTCACCTGGTAGTTTTCCTTTCTTTCTAGCCATTGAAAATGGTACGCCGGTTTCTGAACTTAATGCACCCGCCATTGGAAATCCACGGGCATCTAGTCCAACAATTCTGTTAAATTTTATATTATTATCAGAGATATAATTTCGGAATAATGTCATAACATCTTGCATACCACGAGGGGCATTAAACACACTTGCCATATCCTGATAGAGTACACCAGGCCTGGGATGGTCTGGTATAACTCTAATCAGATTTTGTATAGTTTTGGGTGTTGGAGTAAGAATACTCATTTTTCTGTGTTCTCTAGTTCTCTTTCTAGTTGGGTTATTTCTTCTTTCAGATGTAACTTTTTTAATTTCAACTTAGTAACAACATTATCTTTAGTATGCATTTTAAATGCGGTAATTATTCCATTGTCTAAATCTCTATGTTGTTTTTTTAAGTATATAAGGTGGGTGCGTTTCTGTTCAGTCGTGTCTAACTTTTGTCTAAAGGGCGCCATCCGCTTCTCCTATAATAAGTGTCACCAGTAATCCCTCTCACAATGTATTTATATTTTTAATGCCCTGCTTTTGCTGGTAAAATATATTCATATACACCGAGACCACTATCAACTTTAATCATCATAGCACCTTGGTCAGAAATTTTCATAGTCGTTGTACTTGTTTCACTTAGTCTAAGAATAGTAAGAACGGTTGACAATGGAAAACTCCAACCAGTCTTCAGTTCACCCTCTACATTACTTGCAAATGGAAGTTCTACTTTATCTGTTGAACTATCACCAATAAAGAAAACTAAGTTGCCATTAACTGTTCTCGCAGTAAGCAATGGGTCGAACGCACCTAAAATACCAGCAAAATATTGTAAGTCTTTGACTGCTTTTTGTGATGGCATGATTTCTACATTCCATACCGCACCTTTAAAACTTGCGGTTTTAATTTGTGCGTCTACTAATTCACTTACGATTACTCGATATGAACTATCAAAACCACCAGGCATTGAGAAGTTAAGTTCAGTGGTAACATCTTCGCCATTTCGTGTTTCTGTTCCTACTTTAACATCCGCTTCAATTAGATTGCCTTCTTTGTCTTCACTAGTATAACTAAGTAACCCACTTAAGACACCTAGTCTACCTAGTCCAAACTTTCCTTCGAATTCAGGCACTGGCTTATGTAATTTTCCCATCAATACAACTGTACGGTCTTCATCCATAGCATCAATTGCCGTTCCCTCTTCATCTGTTGTCAGTTTAGCCGCTTGAATGATTCCAAGAGAATGTGTGTGTTTGACAATATCCTTTAAAATATCACGCATTTACTTACTCCTTTTGATTAATTAAATTAATTATAACATATTTTTGACACATTTGTCAACCTATAAATCAAAAAGATTATCAAATGTTTCTGATGCATTAGCATCACTTATATCCCAATTTAGTACTCCAATTATATTTTCTAACTTCTTATCAACAATCGTTTGTTCCATCAACTCGTGGTCAAATGGCAACTCTTGGAACCATTGAGGTATTTTAGTAGTATCAACAGGATATGCAACACTTTTCAGTTTAAAGGTGTTGGGTTTTAGTTTACAAACAATCGTCTTCATACCATCTACTATTTCTACTGCGTATCGGTCTTGATTGAGTTCTCGTAACATATTCCAATTCAATGATGCGGCAACATGGCCAGGCAAATGAACCTTATCTCTTTTAGCCTTATCACCACCACCTTTCACATCTCTTGCCATTGCCTTCTTAGCGGCATTCACACGATTCTTATAAGAAGTCAAATTATTCACACGAGTCTGTGAACCTTTTTCCCAACCAGGTCTTGCTCTGAACTCTTTCTTAAACTCTTTAACCATTTCAATAATATCTTCTCGTGTTCCGTCAATCAATATTTTTAATAAAATCTCACTTAGAAAATTCTGTATATAAGATGGAGTATCACTTCGTTTCAAGTCAAGACCCATTGCTTTAATCTTACCAGGAGAACCATCGCCATCTCGGCGAACACCATCGTCATCGTATATCAGTAACGCATATCGTTTCTTCTTAATAAAGATTCCCGTAGTTGAACAATTTTCTCTACCAGCAACAATAATCTCGCCTTCTTTTCTAGGAACATTAAAGAATGTTTTCATAAAATCTGGAAAACTAGTATTAACTTGATTTGCAACTTCGTCATACAATTCTAAAACTTTATCTTTGTTCCACTCAATAGTACCATCATCAATCTCTTGTTTGTAAACAGGATACATTGAATAGTAAATTGAGTCTGTATCACCATATATAACTGATGGGCCTTTATAATCATAATGACCTGCGATAACTTCATTCGTCTTGGCACCCATATGTCGTGTGATACAACGACCTGTAAGAGTTGTTGATTGTCCAATGCGTTTATCATAGAAACGACATCCTTGATTCAATAACGCACCATACAATGAGTTCAAGTTAATCTTTTTCACAAGTTGTCGTTTATCCCAGTGTGCTATCTCTACCGCATCATTATTTTTAATAGCCTGTTTCTTTTTCTCTTGCATCACTTGTCGTTCAGCACACCATCGTTCTAATAAACTCGGAATAATACCTTGAACATCTTGCTTGAATATAGTGCCATTCGCAGTAAGAGTCCATTCTAAAGGACTATTGAATATCAAATCATATGCTTCGGCACCAGTAAGGTCTTGAGTTGTTTTAAGTTCTTCAAAAGGAGCATCTTCAAGTACTAAAGTGATATTGGTTGCTTTGTCTTTTTCATTAACTAAACGAAATTCTTCTGTACTAAATGTTTCGTCCCATGCTTGAGAAGAACCATAAGTTTTTGCGCCAGTCTTTCTACCTTCTTTTATTCTATCACCAATCATCTTATCAGTTAAGTCTGGTCTTAATTGTCCAGCAATAGTTTCAGGAGACATATTCATGGCACGAATAACTGAAGGATAAAGAGAGTTGATATCAATACCTGCTACCCATCTCTGTAATCCTGCTTTAGGAACTGCCACAAAAGCACCAGCGGCCTTTTGTAATTCTAACACATGAAGTTCTTCATCTGAATACTCTATATCATCATCTGACCATTCCCGCCTCTTTCTATCAGGAACAATCATGCCTCGTCTATGGGCTTCGTTAATGATTGCTTGTTCTGTAACTGCAACTGTTCCCATTGTTGTTTTGATATTAACTGTGTTATCGTGTGCAATCTCATTAGCCAATTCAATAAATCTTAGTTTCTTATCAATCTTATCAAGTAGAGCAACATCTTGTCTGTTGTATGCCACGAACTTATAGAAATCATTATTATACAATTGGTCTAATGTGCCATCATATGCAACTTTCTTTTCACCTACTTCATGTTCACCAATCGTATCAAGTGCGTATGAATGCATTTCATGATATGTGTACTTACGATATAATTCTAGGTAGTCTAAATGAATTCTTCCAAACAAGTCAAATGTTTCTTGTTCTTTACCATACTTAACAACTCTTCTAGTTTTGGGTACTAAATCCCACAGACACAACTTGCGTGTATGAGATTTGCTTAATACAGTGGTGATTCGATTTACTGTATATGGAATATCATAACCTTCAGAGTTCCAACCAGCCAACACATCAGCATCTTCAATGATATCTAAAAAGTCATTGAGCATATCGGCCTCACTCAAATACAATTGTGTGTTGTCAAATTGCTCACAAATTCTTTCTGCCTCTTTAAGACCCTCGCCACTTCTCATTGACTTGGGTGGAATAACAAGAGTCACTAGTAATTCTAACCATTGAAGATGAACAGATATTGCTGTAATTGGCATGAATGGGTCACTAGGGTCAGCAAACCCTCGACTCGCATCGAAGTCTGTTTCGATATCGAAGAATGCGGTATTTAGAGTTGGCGACTCAATTCCATTATAATGTTCACTTAAACATTTTACTTCTGGTTTCATATCACTTTCGTAAAATGTTTTGCCAGCATTAATTTTTCGTTCTTTGTGAAGGTCTTTAAGTCGTTTACATTTGATTTGGCGAACTTTGTCACCATAGATACTTACATGGTCACCGTGTGGGTCTTTCACATAGAAAGTACGCCACGCCGGATAATCATTGTAGACTCTTTTGCCTTTTATTCGTTCTACAACTTGAACAATATCTTTATCTTTGTTATAGAACGCATCTACATAACTCAAAGAGTGCGCCCTACAGTTTCTAAAATTGTTTCCATATCTTCGAAATCTGCACGAGTTTCGGCGAGTTTCGCTTTGTGTGCCACAGAGATTGCCTTATTTAATACCGATGGTTTTACATCGATTTCTTCAGCAATTGCTCTTACAGTATCACGTAATCCACCCTTGAGGTCATCGCATTCTTGTAAAACTAAACAACCCTCGTTCACTAATTGGGTAAGTTTGGCTTTTTCTTCTTCGTTAATTGCATCAATTGACATATAAATCTCCTATAAGTTGGACAATAAAAAAGAGTGATTTCTCACTCTTTATATATTAACATAATCGACTTAGAAAGTCAATAGAGATTTATTAAAAATTCACTTTGAGTTTATTCCATGCTCTATCATCTTTTTTATCTACTTTTGTATCTACTTTTTTAGTTTTCCATTTATCTGGATAACCTTTGAAATTGTCTGGATTTTTTTTGAATGCTCCTTGATTATACCAAGGCTCATTCTTATCTAC